TGAGAAACATCCTTGCGGTCAGGGCTACGCTCTGGCTCTTCGGATCGAATACGCTTCCTCGCTTACTCATGACAACCCTTGCACGGTCCCGCCTGGTATCTCGGCTCCCAGCACAATGAGAACCAGACCTTCTGATTCCGTATCGTTGAAACCTGTGGCTCGGTCCGGTTGTATTTCTCAAAGTAAATCCCCTCGGGTTGATCGTTATTGCTGTAACAGATAACCGTCCAACCAATACCGGTATGGCGCGATAGCTCGGTTACGTCTGCATGAACCGGCAGGGAGAGTAGGCTAATAGCAATCAAGGATTTCATGATGCAAAACGTCCGGTAAATCGTGACTCAGTAACGTGCAAGGTTTCATGCAGCGAATAGGCTGATAGCCGGGTGCTGGATCAGCGTGTGCTGTCCTGTACGTTGCAATCGCATATACCGCCACCGCAATAGCAAACACCAGCAATATGAAATCCCAAAGACCTCCGCCCGCCCTGACCGCAGTACATCTTGGGAGAAAGGAGTGCGGACATTGTGGGCGAGGGAGGGTTTTCATTTTACTGGTGAACCTCATATAGCAATTTATACTGCTCACACTTGATGAAGCATTGCCTGGATAACATATCCGGCCCCCATAATTGTGCCTACAAATGGCAAGATCACGGCGAACGGTATGTCATCATTGAAGTCAGGCTCATCATCAGACCCCGGCTCCCTCGGTGACTGCGACGTACCCTGCTGGCCCTGTACCGGCGTCAATGAAATCGACACAATTGGATAATTGCCGTTCAGTTCAGCCAGCTTGTCGATCATGCGATTAATGGACTCTTCCATTTGCGCGTTGTCTTTCGGCCCGTTCACATACGCCGAAATCCAATACTGACTGCCACCTATCTCGACAGGCTTCCCGCCCTTGAGCGGCGGGTGAGATGGTGTCTCGCGCTTTTCATTTTTCCAGAGTGCTAACTTGATGCGGTCCATTACAATATCCTCTCATTTTCAAAATCAGGTGGTATTACTTTCTTCTTGCGCTTCGGCTCGGTGTCGCTTTTCAGGTAGTCGATAAACTCAGTCAGAAGCGGCAACATGAATTCGATGTATTCGCTGGAACGCGGGACGTGCCAGATACGCTGCTCGGTCGGCGTCCATGCCGAAAAGAACACGCTGTCAAACCCAGCGATAAGGCATTGGCCTAATATCTGCGGGACATAGTGCGGCGGGATTTCGTCGGGTAGTTTTGACGGGCACTTGACCTCGATCCCTGTACTGCCGCATGACCCGTCCGGCGTAGCGCCCAAGGTCACCCCGTCAATCTCGACGGTCAGGTGCCGCTGATTCTTGCCGGTGAAATCGAACACGATCCCGGTGTGCGCCTCTACTCCAGCAACGGCGGTTAGTTCGTTATCGATTCCCCACTGCATATTTGCGTTCATGGGGTCGCGAGGTTCAATGCCAAGCATGACTCGGAATAGCTTCTGCCGGGATTGCCACGGACTCAGGCCAAGTGCCGCGCCGAAATTTGAGGCGGTCAGTTTCACGCTGCGGCCTTTTCTGCGCGGGAGTCTTTTAGTCCGGCCCACCAGGTTGACGCGTTATCGGCTATTGCTCTGCGCTCGGCAGGTTGCAATCCCGCCCACTCTTTCTTGAGATCCTTGGCCTTGGTCAGTTTGGCCTTGGTCGCCTCGAGGTCGGTCTCAATTTTGCCCTCGTTCTGCGCCGTGTTAGCGTCATCATCGTCAGCGAACGCGCCATAAATACTCAGTGAGTACCGACGAAGGTAGGTCACGCACGAAGCAACCGAGTGTGGCCCCGGCTTGTTAGGAGCCATACCGAAAATGCCCTGAATATACGCGCCATCCTTGTGCCCGAGTATAGTTGTGACCGTCACCATGCCGTCCTTGTTGCCTGGTAGCTGGATCAACGAAAGACCGTGCTTTGCCAATACCGGCAGAGCGGTCTCAAGGTTCGCGGTCAGGTCGGCATAACTGGATTTGAAATGCGGGTTAGTGCTGGACTTGATAGCGGGACCGAGTTCAGCCTGTGCCTTGCTCAGTGCTTCAAACAGCGGCCCGATCTCGCCGTGCATTGTTGTCTTTTGTTCTAACATTTCAGTCTCCTCGGCCTGTCGGCCTTCAAGTTCGTTCTGATGCCAAGCAGCACCATCATCATAAATTTCAACAGCGTCATTCATTGCGCCAGCGCAACAAAGGCCACAAACACGCTTAACGCGCCGTAAAAGAAGCCGGCAATAGCCGCTGAGTTATCGTTGAGCAGCCATTCGTTGCGTTCGTCTGTCCAACGGTCGGCGTAGTCTTTGTGGATCACAATTCGCGCTCCCGTATTAGTTCGCGTTTTGCATCGGCGGCATCTTCAGCCCATGCTTGCGCTCGGTCGGTCAAGTAATCTTCAGCCTCTATCAGAATGTACTCGTAAAGCTCGTCAACCAGATCGGGGTAGTCATCGTCGAGCGGTTCCGGCCCATCGTCAGATACGAGTTTCAGCACCTCAATCTCAGGCGGTTCTGCCGGTTCACCTGGTTGGTGCATATCAGCCATACGCATTGGTCGTCCTGCCGTGTACTCGCCCGTCACGGTGTACGTTGTATCGCGGTGTTTTACGTCTACTGTGAATGAATGGCTCATATCGCCTCCCTGATAACTTCCGGCGTTATCTCGTCTTTGTAAAACTCAAGGCCAATCTCAGGCTGATCCGGTGGGAAGTGAGATATCCAGTCCGGGTCAATGTATTCAAGCAAGGTGCAGCGGTCGCCGTGATCGAGTTCGTAGATCATCACGTTAAATGCAGGGTTGCTCATTTCCGGCCTCCTGCTTTCCAGCCTCTTAACCATGATTTGATCCAGTCTTTCGATTTCCCGGCTTTGCGGTACTCGCGCAAAAGTCGATCACGTTCTTTGAGTCGGTCGCGGACGTTCATTTGTGTGGGTCCGCGTAATAGTCAGCAGGGTTTACTGCTTCAGGACCGTTGCTCGGATCGTCGGTCCATGCCTTGTGGCGGCGCTTGATGACATCCTCAAACTCAAAGTTCAGCCCTTCGTTCAGGATTGCGCCGAGTTCCAGAATGTCGCCTGAAAGGTAGGCTTTGATGATTCGCTGCTCGCGGCCGACAGTGGCCTCTCCGGTAATGTCATTGCGCCATGACTCGCTGGCGCGCAGTTCGTCGCGAAACTCCTGAACAAGTTCTGTGCGCTTATCGTCAACTGGCGGCAGAGCCTTTTGCTTGGCTACTACTCGCTCTGCCAGACGGCGAGCGTCCCTTGCCGCTTGATCGAACAGTGCGCTGTTGTTGCGCGGGTCGGTGCCGAGGTTTGGTGTTGAGTTCATGCTGATCTCCCGATGTGCTGTGTCTGGTGGCATGATCGGCCAGTGAGCGAGCGTCTGCTGCGCCTTGCTCGAATAACCGCTACCCGAAGTGGTAACTCCCACCGGCCACATCGAAGTGGGTGGGTTCATCCTCCCAGGCTATTTGCCAGACCTCATCCCAAGACTCAACATCCTGAGCGGAAACGGCCTCCTCACGGGATGCGTACATTTCGAGGGTTCTTCGTGCTTCGTTAGTAGTCATTTCCTTTCTCCCGAAAAGGTTGTTTTCTGTAAGGCGAGATGAGAATATAGCAACTTCGATATATAGCGTCAAGTATATAAGGTGAAATATGAGAAATTACACACAACCGTTGGTACGAAAGGCTCTCAAGCTGATGAGCAGCAACGAGCTACAAAAAAGAATGGGAGCAGCACAGCCCACAATTAGCCGCTGGGCGACAGGCAAGATGGAGATGAGCTACTCCAGAGGCAAGAAGCTCGAGCGGATCGTGGCGAGGGAGGAGGCGAAATGAGTTACGACCAGTGGAAAACGGCATCACCATTCGATGATGAACCTGACATTCTGGAAGAGATTGCACGGGCAAAGCAGATACTCAAAGCGACAGATGGTAGTCCCCTGCACAATTTGGACAGGTTGAGGATCATTGACATCTTGAAAGCAACAGAGGAATTCATTGAGGAGAATGTGTGATGAACCTCACGGGTGGAAGCCGGTGAAAGTTGTGCGGGTTCATGTTAACTACAGTTGGACGGCATAGAACGGTATGGGACACAAAGAAAAGCCCCGAACGATCATGGACCGCCGGGGCTTTTGATGTCACTGCGTTGGTGGTGACTTGACGGCAAGGGAGGCGCTGACCTATTATTGCCGTGCTGACCTATTTTATACATCCATATCCAAATAAGTCCAGCAGGTCATCCCTCCCGTTAAAGAGGGCGCGTAGGGGTTAAATCCATCAGGCGCGTCAACCATACTGATGAGGCGCTAACGACTCCGAAAAGGGATAGTTGCCGTTCTACCTTCACACAAAAGGCTGTGGGGGGTAGGGGGGCGCACCTCAAACCGAAAGGGATAGACAAGCAAGCAAATGGGAATAAGCAATACTTCAGTTAAGGGATTCTTCAACCCAAATGAACAGGGAGCAAATGACTGTGAAAGGCTTGCAAAGAAACGAAGAGCCGCAAAAAGGTATGCAAAAAAATATAGCGAGAAGAAATCAAAGCACAAACCAGCAAAAGAAACATTTTTCAACAGCCGAAAATGGCTGGAATTACGTTATCGAGTACTTGATGAGCAAGGCAGAAAATGTGCTTGCTGCAGAACAAAAGAAGGTCGAATGCACGTTGACCACATAAAGCCGCGATCCAAATATCCCGAATTGGAATTGCAGATCACCAATCTGCAGGTTCTTTGTGAGGACTGCAATATTGGCAAAGGTAATTGGAATCAAACCGATTGGAGAAAGAGATGAAAAGCACCCAAGCACAACGGCTACTGGATCATCTGGAGCAGGGCAGGACGCTAACCCGGCTGCAGTCATTCAACCAACTTGGCATTGTTGAACTCTCAGCCAGGGTTATCGATCTTGAGAACCTCGGCCACACAATTGCTCGAGAACGGGTGAAAGTCACCAACCGATTTGGTGAGAAGGTCAGCGTGATGGAATACCGCTTGGAGGCAGCATGAACCGATTTGATGATTTCTGGACCGTTTGGCCCCGCAAGATAGCCAAAGCCCCGGCCAAGAAAGCATGGGACAAACTGAACTGCGACGATATTGCCGACACTATTATCGCTGCGGTTGAGCGCCAGGTGCGCTTTGTCTGGATTGGCAAAGAGAGGAAGTTCATCCCGCACCCGGCAAGCTGGCTCAACGCCGGCAGGTGGGATGACGAGGTGGAAATGCCTGACCGGGAGTACAAGTCAGAGGCTCCACCTGAAGACCCGACTGTGCCTCATGCTGGTTTACTGGGAGCGGCCAAAGCAGTCAACGTCTGCATTCAGGATACTAACGGAGTTAACTTCACCACTGAGCAATTATCCAAACTGATCTGGACAAAAAACTTCATGGTGCGCGGCATCCCTGACAAGTACAATTTCCATTTACAACAGCTTCACTCCAGCGCGCATCAGTATCTTGAGGGGCCATCTTGCCCATTTTAATGTTAAACATACGGGAGCAATACAGAGATGAAATCAACTAGCTAACAAGATTGAATCTATATCTCCAGATGCTGATCGATGAAGTCAAAACCCAAGATGCCAGGAACGTCTGGCGGCTCAGATTACTGGGGTTTGATGGGGAGGCGGAGAAGTGGGGAGCATTTTGGGAGTGCGGTTATAATGAATATATAGCAGCAGTCAGGGGGCAAAATGGGCAACAACACACACAGCCGGCGAAACGTAATGGTGGGTAAGCGCGACCAGAACGAGCCAGCCGTTATCCATGAACTGGAGGCCAGAGGCGTCACGGTACGCAAGATAGCCCAGAAGGATTTGCCTGATCTGCGCTGTGACTACAAGGGGATTCTGTTCGAGGTGGAGGTGAAGATGCCCGGGAAGAAATTACGGGACGGGCAGGAGAAGTATTTCGCTGCTGCCAGGGAGCGTGGAGTGCCGGTATTTGTGGTCGAGGAGCCCGGTGAGATCCAGGTGCTTCTGTTTACCGTGGAGAATTGGTACTGATATGACCACATGGGCAGAACAAAACGCAGACCCGAGAATGGAACATCTGACCCACAGACGATGCTTATGCCGCACCTGCGGGGAGTTTTTCAACTCTACCCACTGGTTTGATGCTCACCGCTACGGCCCCGGCGCAGACCGCAAATGCCGGAATAAAGCATGGATGGCAGAGGAAAACTGGTATTTGACTGATCTGGGCTTCTGGTTGGGGCCAAATCGTCCATTTGGGGGTCGAAAACGGGGGGTAGAAGCGACGATATCTAAAAATACCAAGGATTGCCCGTCTGAGGGGTAAAACGTCTTAAATTGCCCTAATCGTATACCCAATGGGTGTTTTCTTTAAATGGTCGCGCACCTCACGCAACCTAAATTTTAACTTCCCGCTTGAGTGGACGTTCCGCCACTCAGCTCTTTGTTCTGCTTAATGAATGCCACCCAATGTGTCATTGCCTTCTTGCCGCTTCGGTGACCGTAAAGTGGTTTTTCTGGCGTAAGTGCCAATACTTCGCGTAATGGAGTTTCCACTTCGCACCATTTAAAAATCAGCGTTCCACGATCCCGCAGCACTCGGAAGCACTCGGCGAATCCTTGCCGTAAATCATCGCGCCATGTTTCTTCCAGTAGTCCAAAATCGAATGCGATTCTTCCCGTTTTCCCTGCGCCTTTATAGAAGTGCGGAGGATCGAAAACCACATGGTCAAATGACTCGTCAGGGAATGGCATTTCCCGAAAATCTGCCAAGACATCAGGCGCAACCGTTTTTGGCTTTCTGCCTTTTGTTCCTGGCGTTCCAACATCGATCACTCTTGTCCCCTTCCTTTTGTCTATGTATAGGGCGCGGGTATCTTGTTTATCGAACCACATCATCCGAGTTGAACAACAGGCATCCAAAACAGGAGGCAGAACAATACGGTGGACATCAATTGCCCTAATCGTCATCGAGAATCTCATCCATCTGGGTCTGGGCAACGTCAAGGTCAGTTTCAAGCTGGGCGCGATAACTGGACTCTGCCGGCGAAAGGTCAGCCTGGGCGTCGAGCATACGCAAATCTCGGGAGATATCCCGAAGTTCCCTGCGTAGCACAATCTGCTTTACCTCGTTCACTTCTCCCGTCACTTCTGTTCTGGCTGTTTCTATGTCCTTTTCAACCTGCTTCAGGTCACTGGCAAATACCATGTTTGCCGCAAGCCACAGCACTGCGGCCACCAATACGGCCCCGGATGCTGTTACGACAATGTCCTTGACTGGTATGTTCATGGCGTCATTCTACCCTGAATCCTTTAACGGTGGTGGCGGTTGCCGCCCGGTCTGTTCGTGGGTGAACCAGCGGATATAGTGCGTCAGATCGTCCACTGCCTCTACCAACTTCTCCGTACTGCGGTGCTGGTCAGTCATGATCTGGCTGAGAGCGGTAGTCTGCTTTGACAGGATGCTGTTGGTGCCGCCCGTGCCAAACCCGTATTGATCCGGCGCCTCGTGCATATCAACAAGCTTTTTAATCATAGCCATCTTACGCCACTCCCATATAAGCCACGGAATAACTACAGCCGATACGATGCCTATGGTTTCCAGTATAGATAATGCCATTCATCACGTTCCTTACTTCGCTCGCTTTAAGTGGGCACCAAAATAAAAGACCATAATGCCGCCGAAGGCGGCGCTGACATATCCATACAGATCATGAAATTCGGCAATCTTCCCAAACCCTGTCAGGATGATGACCGCTTCAGTCAGGGTGAACAATGACCAGACCCCGGTCACCATCATGGCTACAACCCGGCGCGCAATGTTCTGCGGGCCAAGCAACTCGGTCATCTTAAATACAGCTTCCTTCCTTTCCTCATCAGTAAACACCAGCGCATCACCAGTATTAATAATGGCGTCCAGCGCCTTCGGAGCAGAAAAGATAGACTTGAAGATATTCACTCAACCGTCACAAATGCTGCAGCCGTGCTGAGAATAACAATCAGCGGTGTGTGGTATTCGGGCGACAGGCCGAACGTCAACCCCATCACGGTTACGATTGCGCCAACCAGCGCACCTGATTCTGTTTTGCCCCATTTGGCAACCGGTTTGCGTATTCGGATCTTCATGTTGTTCCTCCAGCATTGTGGATCGTCAATGTGTGAGTTTCATCAAACGGCATCAGTCGACCAATCTCGGCCATTGCTGCGCGGCTATTGGTCACCATGACCTGAGTCTTGCCACGAAACTCTGTGACTACCCGAGCAAGACCCGGAGCAATGCAGCCAACAACGTCGTCAACGACATTGCCGGAGTGAATGAGACAGGCAGTGCGCGGCCCCGAGTGAAGATGTACGCCAAGATCGTGATTGACCAGGGCCGGGACCACATCACCATTGCTGCGCTCAAATGGCACCAATTGGTATTCACCGTCAGGTATGCAAGATTTGAACGGCATCCCGCCTTTTCGCTCGCCTTTAATCCAGCTTCTTTCGATAGTCCAGAAGGTCTGCCCGTCGATCACCAGTCGCCCCTGGGTTTCATCAGGCGTATAGGCGAAGCGATAGAGGTCTATGTTCACCCCTCATACGCTCCTGTTGATGCGTTCGGCGAATCAAACGCAACACCGTCGCGGTCGGTAGCCACACCAACCGTTGCCGGATCATCACCTGCTTGATACAGTTCAGACGTTGCCGAGTCGATGTGCAGGTCATACCCGTCTTTGTCAGTAAAGCCCTCGGTCGTCACATCAATGTCGTTGGCGTTGGTGGTGTCGGTTTTTGTTGAGCCAGAATCAAAGCTGCAATAACTCGTTGTGGATGCGCCATTGTCTGAAATTGCATCACATCCTGAAAAGTGACAGTTCTCGAACTCCGCAACGCCTGTCGTGTCGGCCCCTTGAAACAGCGCCATTGGCTTGCTGGTCACGCCAAGGAATGTGCATTGCTTGAACGGGAACCCGGTATCACCGGATTGCACAACATTACCGTAGTACAGCCCGTTGTGTTCGTTGTCCCATATCTCGCACGCATACATACCTGATCCGGCGTGCATGGTGATGTCGCTAGTAACACGTATAAACCCGTTGTTGCTCGTCGGCATCGAGCGCATATCGAGAACACAACGATTCCATGTCAACTGGTTGAGGTTGCCGGATACCTGGAATCGGCGAGTCGGCCCTGCCCCCGTAAGCGCATACACCATATCGTTGAAAATAAGGTCTGCACTGCCCCCCATCGTTACCCGGTGACCACCACCGGGGAATGTCCATGTCCCGCCGTTAACAGTAACCAACATCCCCGCCGTGCCGCTCAGGGTGTCGTTAGTGCTGCCCACCGTGTTGCCGGTGACGGTGCCGCCATTGACAGTGAGTGTCCCGTTGGTTCCAGCATTCGATGAGATGAATTTAGCCGTAGCAACCGACCCGACCGACAGGTCACACTGGTTGAGGGTTACATCTGAATTATCGACGTTCAATAAAGCTGCCGTGCCTTGAACGCCCGTGGCGGTAATTCGGGTTAGGTCGATCTGGCCACCCCCAACGCCCGTGAATAAATAGGTAAAGTTCGTAACACTGACATCACGTCCGCGCAATTTAGACGTATTGTGAGAAGTAAACACCTGATCGGACCCGGTCGCGCCGCCGTTCACATCGTAATTGTCTGTTACCGTGCCTCCAATGACATCCATTTCGGCGGTTTCGCCGGTCGTGCTGTAAATATCTCCAACGCCGGAAACTGCGTCATAGTTGCCGCCACAGGTTAACTGCTCTATTTTTATTCCGTAGCTGCCAGCCCCCGCAGCGCCGCGAGCCTGAACCAGCGCAACAGATCCATCTCCATCTACGCTGATACTGCCCGGAGATTGGGCAACAACACGAGATGAAGCTGCACCCTGAACGCTGGACGCCAAAAAACACGAGGCCGCATTCGTTCCTCCGACACCACCAGAGAGTCCTGACGCATCAAAAACAACATCCTCGTCCGGAATGTTGGTGTAGATCAGCGTGTTGAACAGGTAAACCTGAGATATGTTCGTTTCCTCGTCCCGATCCGCGAACTTACCAGCGCCTGAAAAATCCCCACCCTGCGACGAAAACCCAATCACGCTATTGGCCGGGATGCTTGAGCTTTCAGTGTCGAGCGTGGCGAGGGACATAGCCCCCGTAGCAACTGACGGGTCGGTTGCGTCTGCATAGGCCGAGGCCAATCCATCTGCACGAACGTAGTAGTCGATGGTTAGCGCATCAGGATGCTCGTTCATGCGCCTCCAGAACCTAACTCGATCATGGTTCTGCACGGCACTGATAACGTCCGTACCGCGAGCATCCGGCTCAGTCGGTGTCGTTTCTGTCAGATCGACAGGGTTTGTGACTAGGTTCGTTGCCATTACTGCATTGCCTCTGTTAGTGCGCCAACGCCCAGGGCGGTTGCCGTATCGCCAGTTACGGCTCTGCGCGTCCCAAGAACGCCAGCCTCTGATGCCTGACCGGCGAGAACGCCTCGAGACTTCAGTCTGTCGTTGACGACGTTGTATAAAGTTCTGAGTATTGGGTGTTTCATCAGCCCAAGCTGAAGTTCTTTCACGGCCTGTGCAGACGGCCCCTTACCAAGGAACGTGCCAGCTACCGGCTCCCTGATTTTTGTTACTTCGACAATGTTGTCGATCAGGCTCATTTCTTCGGGGGTGAAAAGCACTTCCATTTTTTCGCGGCCGATTGACTTCATTGCTCTTTCGAGTGATGCCCGGGTTATTTTCGCTATCCCGGCCTCATCAATCGGACCCTGGAATGCTCTTGTCTGAATCTCGTCAAGAGTCTGCGCCCTGAGATCGTTGAACGCACTACGACCTGATTGTGTTTGGTTCAGGTAGTCCTTCAGTTGCTGAATTTCAGCCGCAGTCCGTTTCTTTGAGAAGACCACATCATTTATTAACGTATCTGGATTAACCTTGTTCTCCAGAATATCTCTCACCAGGCTGCGATCATTCTTATCGAACTTGTGGATTTTCGCTTTTGACAGCCCTCGCTCAAATGTGGTCTTAGCCGCCCTTGAGGCAAGATAAATATCTTCACCGGCAACAACGAATACGTCATTGTCCAGAGCCTCTTTTAGTTCACGAATTAGCCCTCGGCCAAAGTCAGAAGTGCTGTTGTAGTAGCTATTGATGTCTTTCCGGATCTGCTCTGCCGTCTTAACGTCAATGCGTCCAGTCACGCGACCCTGGGCATCCAGAATCCCCCGTTTCTTCAGGTTCCCGCGTATAGCCGCAACCAGCCCCTTGCTTATCGTATTTGCTCCTATGTTGTCATCCAGAGCCTGTACAAGCCCTTCGAGCTTCACGTTCTTCACCCCGGCTGCAGCGTCATCTGCCATCCTGTATAACTCGGTAATTTGCTCGTCCAGGGCCAGTGATCGACCGACGATCTCGTTTGTTACCGGTGATCCGGATGTGCTTCTTTGACCGCCGGTTCTGGCGATTGCCCTATCAAAATTACTCGAAAGAATCCCCTCCTGGGTTTCAAGCGCAGCCCTGACTTCTCCTGATGTCTTATATGATTCCTGCTGCAACTGGAAGTCATCTGCGGATCGGCTTACCTGCGCCCGAGTAGGTTCAAGTCCCGCCCGTTCAAGTGCAGCAACCCGCGCCGCCTCGCGTTCTGTTTCTGCTGCCAGTGTTCTATTCAGTGCCCCAACATTGTCCGGAGATGGATCACGCACGTTAGCCCCCCTGTTCTCCAGATACGTCCGGTCCTTGTTTGTCAGCCCTGTGATCTTCGGCTTCGCGATTGTGCTATTCAACGCACCCATGTCACTGCCGGCGACAGCCCCAGGCGTTCTGGCAGCAGAAAGTCCAGCGCCGGAAAGCACCGCCATCGGTGTTGCTTTGCCGACGGCACCAAGAGCGGGTCCACCGTACTTATACCCCGTTTCTCCGAGAAACTCACTGATTCCGGTGTCCTGTACTTCGCGGACATTCTCGGCGGCGGCCTCTGCCCCCCAGGGTATTGAGGCAAGCCCTACAAGCCCTGATAGCGAATAGTTTGTGGCATCCCCAGCTTTCTTCATCCCGCCCATGAACAGGTCTTTTTTGGCCTCACCGTGACGGGTAAATGGGTCGATTGAAATGAAATCTTGCACATTCCGGACAGCCTCAGCGGCAGGATAATCGGTGATCCCAATGGCGTTGGTGATTCCGGTTCCTATGCCGGCATACCCGCCGATAATGCCGCCGAGAATGTCTGTACCTAAACTTACCCCAGCATCAATCCATGGCAGTACCGGGACGTGTCCAGGCGGTTCCTTTTTGCCTCCCTCGGCCTCAACAATCTGGTCAGCAATCTCATCCTGAATATGCCGAGGAAGACCCTGGTCGATAGCATCCTGAAGCGCGACCTTGAGAACGGCAACATCCGTCATTTCCCCACCCCCTTTCTTGCTCTTTCTTCGGCCTCGGCAATAACGTCTGCCGCCGTGACTTCAGGTTTGGTCGTTGCGCCTATTTCATCAATAGCACCTGTCAAAAGTCGGTCAGCATCGATGCGGCCTGTCACCACGCCCCTCCAGTTGTTGTAGTGAGTAAGAACCTTCTCTATTGCTCGCCGCACTTCTTCCTCTGTGTTTGCCGCATCCAGCGCCACAACAGCGGAACCAAGCAGTTTCAATTCACGATCAGATACGTTGCCCAGAGCGCCGCCGGTTGGCGAGTTTGCTCTCATTTCCGCGAGCTTGTCGAAACTCAGGTTTGCCTTCAGTGTGTCCACCTTGGCTTCAAGGGCATATGCTTTTGTTCCAGCAACCTTTGATATTATCGCGCCGGTCATCCCGGTTGTCCACGGGCCAACATAATCGAGGGCAAGTTTTGCCTCTTCCAGCACGCTATCGATCATAACAATCTGCCCCATCGCTGCCTTGATCCTTTTGTCAGCGCCAACGCCCCAGTCTGCGTTATATTGAGCCCGGACCTTCTCGGGGATAGCGGCGATAATCGCGTCCTGTTTTCCTGATTCCCTACCGAAGCCTTCGGAGCGTTTTATGTACTCAACCCATTGCAAATATTCCGGGTCCTGCCCAAGGTTTGCATACAGCCGTTGATCACCAGACGCTGCGTATTTACTGTATCCCTCATCAAATTTTGGAGTGCCAGGTTTGGCTCCCGTGATCCTCTCGATCTCACGGATTGTCTTAGCTACAGCCCCCGGGTCCATCCCTTTGACAAAGTACTGCGGGTACCTCATTTTCAGGCGGGCTGTATTAGCATCAATCTCCCCGGCTTCCCAGTCCTGTTCAAGCATCGGACTGCCGTAATTCGCCATCGCAATCTTCTCATCGATGCCGCGCACCATTTCCTTGTTCCGACTGTAATTGCTGGCAGCACTGCCAATTCCGAATAAGACAGAATCCTTGAAACCCCCCCCAGCAAGACCACCGACAGCCATTGGGAGCAAAGCCGACCCCAACATACTGCCAATCGATTGCTTCGGTTTCATGTCCTCAAGAGCGCCCGTGTACTGCTTGGTAGCAGCAGGAATGGGGTTTGGCTGACGCGACAATATGCCGGTGCTGTTTGGGGCCAGTGCCGGGTTGCCTGGGCGCATCTGCTGCTTGAGCATCATTGCCCTTTGCCTTGGATCAAGGGCTGGCTGGCTTGGGTTTCTCGGGATCATATTTGCCATTTTTCATTTACCCATAAAAAAACCGCCTTGTAGCGGTTGTGTTAATCAATATGTGAATCAGGATCAGTAATTGAAATTTATATAATCTCTTGCCAAATCCCTTGCGTATTCATCTGCGTTTTCAGTCCAGTACTCTGTATAGGCTTCATCCTGATTCCTGATTAATTCTGCGTATTCATCAGGATTTTGTTCTTTCCATGCCGCAAGATCAGCATCAATGCTTTCCCGTGTGTACGGGTCCATGAACGACATATCCTCACTGTACTTGATCGGAACATAGCCATTATCCATCGACCAATCCAGTCGCGCACGAACCCTGTCTTCAATTGTGGCGTCATCTGACAATGCTGCTGCTTCCGGCGACTTCAGCCAGTACAGGTACATCAGATCATCATTGACCGGGCCGAGTGGGCTGACCGTTGCGTCAGTCCCGCCCTGCGTATAGGAATATTCGTCAGGCGTTGTGAATGACGGGTTCTCGGAATAGCCGATAGATGCCGGGTCAAAGGAATGCGTGTTCTGATACTCCCACGCATCACCCCCCCAGCTATCAAGATTCTGCTGCGTGTCCCAGCGGGGTTTGAACATGAAATCATCAGGGATGATGGCGGCATCAGGATCGAGCCTGCCGGTCAGCTGCCTAAATGCTCGATCAGCAATGACGCTATCCATCTTGTCAAAGTCTGACTGATCCGGTTGATAGCCGGGATCAAAGATCTTGTCAAACCCGGCGCTGATAAAGGAACCGACATAAGGGAACATCGCCGCCAAAGTATGGAAACCGGCTTTGAACCAATCATCACTGTCATAGGACTCATCAGTAAATAGAGCAGTGCCAAGTGCCCGTACTAATTCTTCGCCTGCCTGCTCGGTTGCACCACCGTAACCACCACCACCAGATATGGTGGGGCCGCTCGGCCAGGATCCTCCGGGTAAACCAAAACTTGCAGTCGTACTTCTCCAGTCCCCCATGCCCGCCGCATCGTAAGAATCTGAATCTGGAATGAAATCCTCAAAAGCTACATCTGCTATCGGGTCAGTCGTCGCCCTGATAAAATCGTTGTAAGCATCCTCACCGTACATCTCGTAAATCAGGTCCGGATCAATGTCCATGATGTTTGGCCCCGGAGGAGGCTCAAATACCGTTACATCACCGCCGCCACCGCCGCCAGAATCAGTCGAGCCACCAGAATCAGTCGAGCCACCAGAAGATGGACCACCCCCCCCGATTGAATCAGGCGCACCGTCACCAATCAGGTCTTCCGGCACTCCAAAGCCTAAATCTTCTTCTATGCCTACTCGGTTAATCTCAAACCAATCATCCCAAACGGTTTCGTATTCAGACATCTGATCAGCGTTACGCGACTCCATAGCCTCATACTCTGCTGTATCAGCGTCTGTAATTGGCCCGCCGTATCTTTCGTGGCGATGTGCGATCAAGCCTTCGCGGATAGCCGGATTAGTTTCAGCAAGAATGGCTTCATCTATTTGCCTGCGAACTTCGTAGTCACTGCTTTCCAACTCAGGGCGAGGAGGCGGCGGCGGTACATCCGTGTCCTGCGGAACGATAGAATCGTTGCCAAAGAAACCCGGAAACAACTTGTAAAGGCCCGACAGGGCACCAATCGACCCTTCCCAGCCTTCATACGGAGTATTGGCATTGATCCCCCAGCCGATATCCATCGTGCCATATTCATACGGCGATGGATCGACAGCATCACCAACAGTATCGCCAACAGTGCCCCCCGGCTGCGTCCCGCCAGTGGTATCCCCCGGCTGCGTCCCGCCAGTGGTATCCCCCGGCTGCGTCCCGCCACCCTCGGTGACACCATCCAGGTCAGGGTCAATGCCATCAAAAACACCAGTGCCGTCACCAACCCCGGCCCCGTCGCCAGTTCCCGTGCCACCACCAGTGCCGCCGCCAGAGCCTTCTTCCTCTTCTTCTTCCTCTTGCGACAGGACCGCTCTTGGTTTGCGCCCCCCAAACAGGTTCGCCTGCTCGCCATCGTCCTTTTCGCCCGTACCAATGTTAATCCGACCGAACAGGGGCGAGAATGCCGCCGGTCGAGTCTGAAGAAGTCGGTTCATTTAGCCAAACCACTTATTATCATCGCCAAAGCCCTTTATGTACTCCCCAAATTCATCACCTAACTTCCCTCCAATCTCGGACAGTGGACCTTCGGACCCAAACAGCCACGGCATCAACTGATCTTGCTCGGATGTCCTCGTGAACAGGTTCTCGGTGAGCGGGTTGACGTAATTACCGTAGTTCTCGATCATCTTCCACGGCTCGTAGAATTCCCTCATATTAGCGTCGAGTTGCTCGTTTTCGAGATTCTGGGTTGTTGTACCCCAGTTGTACTGATCAGTTGCGCCGGTCTGATCCCATCCGTAGCCCTCGCCAAGATAACCCAGCCCCTGCGCGCCCAGGCCGCTTAACTGCAATGCGGAATCCCATGCTGCCTTTTGGTCGCCTGTTGCGGCCTGGTTGGCAAAGTTTAAGCCGGTCTGGTAAGCATTCCCGCGCATCTGACCGCCGATATCGGTAGCACGGTCTTCATAGCCTCGCCGCGCAATGGCATCACCAACTTCCCGGCCAGAGCCACCAGATTGACCCATCATTACGGCATTCATCGCGTTACCGGGCAAAGCACCTTCAGTCAGGCCTCGGTATGGATCACGCAAAGCAGCCGTAATCTGGCTGTTCAGGTACGGGCTGTCAGCAATACTGGCAGCAAAGTCCATGTACTGATCCTGGTTGGTCATCCACGGGTTCTGTGATCCGCCCAGCGAACTATTGAAGTAATTGAACGCAGACCCCAGCCCGGGAATCATCCCGGTCCCTGCGGTTCTGTAGGCATCACCAACAGACCCAGCGCCGCCAGCGTTGGCAATGCCTGACGCAATCCCGGCCGTCTGGTTTGGGTCTATCCCGGCCGTGTATGGGCCGCCCCATGTGCCGCGTCCATAAATGTCCTGAACCTCGTCGAGACCATACAACAGCGGATCTCGCAGCGGCCCCCAGGGAGATCCGGATACGCTTGATTCTGATTCAAATAAACTCATGTCAAAGACCTATGTGACGTAATCTTCCAAAATACCGCGCCAGTGGCAGGATGCTTCCCCATCTATTGCTGCTGCCCACACGGAAACTTTCACCATGCATAATTCAGGAATAGCGTAAGCAAGATCCATTGGCGCAGTGGTTTGGTTCAAATAAATAACCGATTTGAATAAAAATACCCCGGCCTGCCTGACCGGTGGAACGAAATTATTACAATCTGATCTGATTCTCATGGTCAGCCGCTTGTTATTCCCCTCACCAACAAGCCATTTCTGGACAATCAATCGCTTGTCTTTTGGGACCATCCTGTGCGGGACCATCGACTTGTTGCCGCCAGCCGCAATCATGTTGTACACATTTCCAGATGCACCACCGGTCTTCTCGTATATCTTGATATGACCCGTTGCTACCCCGGTTGTATTAGCCGACCCCAGTTCCGAGACATACATATCGTTGATGAATCGAGCGTTGGTTTCTACCAGGTCAACGCCGGTTGTGCCGGTTAGCGTGACTTCCTCGGTTTGCTCGTATCCGTTTGCATCGAGATATTCAATCTTTACCTTTGCGGCCCCGGTCCCTGTTGCAGTATCGGCCGTACTTTCTGATTCCACGGTCATCTGCTCGCCGGCATCCGGAGGCGTTGGAATAAGCACATGAGAAGCCGGTGCAGGGGTCAGTTCATTTCCCCTCCACATATCTTCTCCGCTGGCTGTTGTCCCAATGGTTTCTCTCTCCCCAAGAGCGTCCCACATCCTGTTTCCGGCAACATTGCCTTTTGCTACCTCAACGAGGTAATTAGTGTCACTCACAGCTTCACCATATACGAGCGCAATTGCATCAGAAATCTTATCCAGTTCGGTCTGCAGCCAGAATCTAACGTCTTCGACGTTATCCGGTGCAGCACGTTCCGGTTGGTAAACACTACCGTCCGCCACCGTCCGTCACCTCAATATCAAGCCCGGATAATCGCCAGTTGTTTGCAGTCGGAGAGCCTGTCCATTCGCCAATCTGGATAGCCAGGTATCGACCGGATATTCTTACATCCACCTTGTACTGGTCACTGTCGAGATCAAATTCCACCGGGGCATTCCAGGTTATGGCGTCATTAACACCCATCGATGCTCCAACCCTGATCTGTACTATTCCGGACCCATCCATCTGTGGCAGGATCGAAGAAATATGCTTGATTCGTTCCGTTGTTCTGGTCAGTTCATCAAGATCAATATAAAGTTTCTGGACGTAAGCATCGTACTCGGCCCCGTCACGGGTAAAGCCGGACTCCATCTCCCAGAAGGTCGATCCCCCCGTGTTTACATCAACTGACAGTCGGTGAGGGATTAACTCGTCATTGGCGTTACCAGACAGGGCCGCGTAGGTTGTCCCGCTCAACCCCGCATATGTTGTGCCAGCATCAAGCAAATCCTGGTAACTGGTAGCAACAGGGGCCCGAAGTGACAGCCTGATGCATGAAACCTCGTCATCACCGTCATCGACGTTGGCGAAGTTCCATGTATTCTCCAACCAGTTCCAGCGCAGAATCCTTGAGGAATGAGTATCATCGCCCGTTGGGTAATAAATTAAAACCTCATGGTTGGCTTCATCTTTTGCTACGGACACCTTGCTGCCGTCTGCTATTTCACTGAAGAATTTGTGCTCGACCCTGTTGTCGGCAATCCTTGTTATCCGCGACCCGTCATGGATGTAAATAACCTGATCACCAACGCAAAAATGCTGCGTCTCAAACGAGACAACGCAATTCTTATTCAGAAGGCCACGCGCATTCAGCCTTGTGAATGAAAACACATAGGTCGTATTTGCAACCAACCGCATCGCGTAAGCGGCAAAGTCCGTATAAACAATAAAAGCGTCACCAAGTGTTAGCCCGTCTACAAGCTGACCGTCTGCTGCCGGCAGCGCATTACGTCCAGCGAGATTGGTTGTTGCTGTGTAATCCCAGTCATCAGGAATCGCATCAGGCGCGGATTCATCCGACCAATACACCGTATATGGATCGTTCCCAACCCACAGGGCAACAAGAAACGACTTGAAAGGCCTGACAACCTTTGCCTTGGCATTAATCGACGTTGTCCAGCCAGGGAGGACAGCAAAAGAACTGCCGTCGGAATCGTCCGAATACATCGGCGTATCAAACTGGTTGTTCAGGAGTACGAACTTCCCGAACTGATCCATCTGCCAGTCTGTGTGAGTGGCTGTAAGGGTTGGATGTGCAGGGTTGCTCATTGCCGCGCCGTTATACAGTTTGATGTCAGCATCAAGCCCGAACACGGCATACACACTACCATCTACATCCTTCCAGGCATGAAACCAGTAAGCGTCTGCCGTGGCATCGACTTCGATGACCTCGGTCCAGCCGGGGATTTTTTCAGCCTTGCCGTCACGAAAAACAACATTGCTGCTGCTTGAGAATTGATTTAACGCAAGGTCAAACGGCAATACGTCGGTGACTACGCCGCCTGCTCCAAGGTTTCTGATCGGGATGAGCATCTAATTCTTGTAATATTGGAATACTGTGCCGGGAGCAAAACCCTTGGCCCCTGTTAAGTTCCATGCGTCTCCGTTTAACCGGCCACTTCGTTCAATCAGAATTACCCCCCCCGTGGCGATTGTTGCAAATGCTGCCCCCCTGTCTTCGGTTATAACGTATCCAGTTGCAGTAAACACCGAGGTATACACCGTTTCACTTGATGGGCGTAATGCTGAAGGCCACCCCGTAGCTGAAAATACTGCGGAATTACTAGTGCCTGCCGTTTCTGCTGTAACCCACACCGTCACCAAGTCATCTTGGTCTATTTTGTATTTGAACGTAACGGTAGGATCGACAGAGAACCCGGTGAACGTCAGCGACGTATCATCAAAAGTGCCGGATGCCGTGATATGCGGGATTACATTCCCTTCAACTGCAAGAACTCCGGCAGCGGATCTGGAAAGTGTTGTGTCAGTTGCGTGGCCGATTTCAAGATCAGTCGTCTGAACCGGCCCCGTAAGAACGCCGCCAGCTTTTGGCAGCGCAGCGGCCGCGTCATCAATGCCATCATCAATCTCGGGGCCAGTCTTTGTGCAAACTGCATTTAATTCAGAATTAAACCCGGCAAAAGATGTCTGGATGGCAGTTTTCAGTTCCTGCAACTCAGTGAATGTATCGCCAGCATCATCAATAGCAACAGGCGTAGTGTCATCAAGCGTAAATATTGTGGTCATATAACCCTGCTCCATCCGTAGGGGTTGCGTGTGCGTAGATCAGAGCCTGCCCATGACTTGCGCTTGGTCATTTGATTTGCGCTGGCAATAGCGGCAATAAACTGCTTGCGCCACGTTGTGTTCTCAAGCTTCAGGAATGCCTCCGCTTCCTGTAGCGCCCCGTACAGGTAAACGTCCGGGTATCGGGTGAGAATCTCAGATGTTGGATTAGACGCCAGCGCCGGGACATCCTCCCAGTACCATGCGGTGATTTGATAGTTGGCAGTTCGCGGCCAAATGTTCCAGTTATCCCCGGTTGGGTCATTGGAAAAGAATGCGGGCCATCCGGCTCCGACAACCCAACTCTCAAGTCGGTGATTGGATACACGCTCGAGATATGGCTTTGCCGGGGATAGTGCAGTCACTACTTCGTCCCCGTCATCGCCGTCCCATGTCCCTGTCGGTCGTATTTCCTCCAGATCAAGGAGGTCTGACGGGATAGGGAACACGGTCCTGGTCACATCGTCATCTGTAGTTCCAATCAGGACTGTTGTCGATGTCTTCATCTCATCAACCCGAAGACTGATGGTTCGATCAGGATCGATTGCAATGCCGTGATTCATTTTCGCTTCTGCCAGCGCAATGAAATCAACAATATCACTGGTCAGGTCAACACGATTCAGCCAGTTGGCGACTGATGCCTGTAATTCTGTATATGTGGATAAAGCCATTATTTAGCCCCGAAGTGCATTCCTTTCTGGCCTTTGCCGCCGCGCCGATACAGTTTTTTGTTGGTTGTTTTCAGGTACGGAAATTCGGTCTCGATGATGAATTTCAAGGCTTCACCATCGTTGCCCTTCAGGTTCATTACATCAATGCCGTGCCTGGACTTGATCTGCATGACCTCTACCGGGCCAAGAGCGCACATCGGCTCAATCTCATTATTGCGAACCTTTCGCGCAAACTCTTCCTTGCCACGCATGAACTCAGCGTGTTTTAGCAACGGATCAATGGGGGTTGAATGCCTGACCTCATACTTGATCTTGTTGCTGAAATCCTGACGCTCAATATTTACGCCGACCTTTGCAGACATTTTATACCCTCAAAAGAAAGGGGAGCCGAAGCCCCCCTTTCAGTTAACGACAAACCGCAGTTAAGCAGTCGTATCGATGTTGGTGATGATTGCCGAAGAATTCTCATTCTCGTGGAGCAGTGAAAGCTCACAAGAAACGAGTTTGTCCTCGGAGTGACTGACCTTCGCCAGATCCTCGACCTGCATCGGCTGAAGAACCGGAATCGCCCAGCGATCCGTTTCCAACAGCAACAGGCTGACACCGGTTTCATCGCCACTAGCACCTGCAGCGCCTTCGATGAATTTGTCGGTGACAACCGTCATCGTGCCAAACGGCGACTGGTAGATTTCAACGATGTTGACCAGGCGATTGCCTTCAGTCTGTCGTTGACGCGCACCATTGGATGACGTCGTAGTCGGATCGATGTAGGCAAAGTTTGCCACAACCGTCGAAGTGCCGGGAGACACCAGCATCCAGTTGGGATCACCACCATTGTCATAGCAGTCCTGGTGTTTCTCCAGAACATCTGCTTCTGTGACGTTGGTAGCTGCCCCAAGAGCTTTGGAGTTACCGGACGAGATCAGCGATTCTGCAGATCCCATGGTCCGGGCCGTGATCCCACCTTCACCATCAGAACTACCTTCAGCAGCAGCGGCACCGGAACCAACGAGCGCGAATTCTACATCGCGCTTCATTTCCCGACCCCTCTTCATAATCTGGTAATCCATTTCTGAGGCTCTTCCGTACCACTGAGTGGCTTCGGCCGTGCTGGAAACAGATGCGGTCTTCTCAAACAACTGAGTGTAGTTGATCGAGATCCCCGGTGAAGTCTGAGCGGCGATAGTTACCGTCGCACCTTCCGCAACTGGATTGGATGCAGCGGCGGCGAGATCGTCTTCCTGCCAGTGGATCACCGGGGCAACAGCGTCAACCTTGCGGAGGGTGCTGTAAACCGGGGTATCGTAGGGGGCGATCAGGCCGATAATATCGGAAAAATCTTCCTTCTCACCCTGGGTATCATGTACATTTGACGGTGGCCCTACTGCTGAATCAGCAGCAACGGCACCGCGTGAATGTTGTAATGTAGCCATTGTATTTTACCTTTTGCTCTTGCCCCTGCGCTGCTTCAGCAATGCCGCCCCAGCATCCATCTGATCCCTTGCTGAACCCATGGATTTGCTGATGGCTTCAAGCCCAGCCTTGTCGGCCGTACCTTTTGGATCTGCTTTTGCAACAGGTGCCTTCGCTTTGAGTGTTTTAGTGGGCCGTCGTATCTTCCGTTTCCCGGTGTTCAACTTCTTTCCACTGAGATAGGTAACGCCGGCATTTGCAAGTTCCCAGAACCATGGGTCAGTAATGTTGTTGACCTGGTTCACGTTAGCGCCCAGCTTTCCGGTAAGAAACTCACGCAACTCGTGATAGCGCCCCTCATTCCACCCTTTGATCCGTTGCTTGATCTCAGGGTAGGCAGCTTCGGCTTTCTTCGCAGTAACTTGCTTAGAAAGGGTATCAAACCCCTTGGCAAATCCTGCGAATTCGCGTTGCTCGCTGGCATACTGACGTTTCAGTTGTTCAAACTGCTCTTTGTGAACAGTGAACTTCTGATTGTCATCTGATGCCAAACGCGCCCAGTCTACCGACTGGTACTGCTTCAGAGCGCCCTCGATCTTTGAGAGCCTTCCTTTGTGCTGCTGCGCCGACGCATGGGCAAACTGATTCAGGTTTTTCTCCATCTCAGTTATTGATTGCGTCTGCTGGGCAAGTACCTGTGTTTTGCGGGTGAATTCATCCTGGCGCATTCCAGATTCGCGCCATTCCTTGATGGTATCCAGCGAGACTTCCTCGCCTTCAATCTCATAGAATTCCGGTTCTGCCTCGAGGTCTTCCGGTTGGTCTTCCTCGCCTTCGGCAAGAGACTCCAGGTCATCTTCGGCATCTTCGGTGATTTCTTCATCCGACCCTTCCTCAGAGGAGTCCGGATCGACCGCTTCGATCTCTTCCGGTTGCTCTTGGTCAGGGATTTCCTCGATAACACTCTCGGCATTCTCGGCTGCTGACTCCCCCAGTTTCTGGGGTTCAGTCCGATACTTTGCTAAAAGGTCTGCTGCCTCGTGAACACTAAGGTCCGCTGGCAACTGAGAGGTATCCGGCGTTGCCGGTTGTACATCAGCCATAGTCATTCACCATGTAGTTGAAAAATCTTCAGGCTGCTTCGGCCTGTATCTCAATCACTTCCTTCTGGCGAGCAAATGACTGGAGAATAGTTATTAAATTGTTCAGTTCGCGGATTCTTGCGTGTAACCGCAATATCTGCCGTTCAGAGTCGACCGTTACCGGCTCTATTTCGAGCATTGCATCGACCAGGGTGTCAAGTTCTGCCTGGTATGCGTCGAAGAAGGCCGAGTTATTCAGCACTAACGCTGCGAAATCTGCCCTAACCAGAGCGTCCTGCTTTGCGCGCTTCTCGTCGTACCGTTTGCGGCCGCGAAATGGAATCCGAATAAAATCAAACATTCTGCTTCCAGTTTGTTTTCTTCCGGAAAGAGCCGTCCTTGTTGATGATCGGTTCACCGTCCAGGGACTGATGAATCTCGGAATCAAACCGCTCGCCGGCAGAATAAGTGTTCCGGTTCTTCTTCAGCCCTTGCGTTGCATCGATCTTGCGCTGCCGGCGATCATCGTCTACTGCTTTGGCCTTCAGGCGTAACCGCGCACCTTCTTTTAGCCCGGGCGGCATATTGCTGGCATCATTGGCCTTCATCTGGGCAATGCGGTCTTTGATTACTCGGGCGTGATAATTCATGTCTGATCCTCAGTGAATCGTTAATTCTAATGTTATCGAGGGTCATAGCCCCATTCATGGATGCTGTTGCCCTCGCTAAACAGTTCATCCGCATAAACTTCCTGCTCAATTATCTTGAACTGCACACCTTCTCTGGCAAGCTCAAAATCATTTGCTGTTTCGCCAAGGTGCCGTTGCCCATGTTCTTCGGCATACTTTCTACTTTGCGTGACCCAATCACCAGCATTGATGCCTGTCTCTTTTGCTCCTGATAAAGTCTCGCCTGGGTCTGCCTTGTTTGCCTTGTTCCAGATGTCGGTGAGTTGTTGCTTGTCAATACTGTGAACTAAAATCCTCGCATTAGGAAGAATGCCCTTAATGGCTCGCATAGTTGTTCCTGTTCCCAAAACAGTATCAACTATCATATATTTGCCTTTAGGAACTGTTGCAGATAGCTTAAATCCTAGCTCGTCTTTACTTAAAGACTTTCCCTTTTTCTTTAATGAGTACAATGATGCTCTCTTGTTCCCTGTAACTATGTCAGCAACTTTGCTTCCTGTAATTTCTGCTATTTTATCCACAAGTTCTTTTGTTATTGTTGCTTTTCCTAAAGAAGAAGGAACAGGGATAAGCGTTGTTTCTTTAGGAACAAGGATTGCCATTTCTTCCGCCATTTTAGAAATAGCCACAGGATCTCCTTTTTTTGCTTTATGTGCCAATTCTCTTGCTTCTCCTGTATCTGTATAATAGTCAGATACCGCAGAGATATCTTGGCTCGCCACAAACTCCTCAGCACTCTTGTACTTCTTCGCCTCTTCGGTTAGTGGGTCAACCTTGTTTGCCTTGTTCCAGATGTCGGTGATAGATTCACCTTTTTCTTTCTTATATAAATCAGCTAATTCCTCCATATTGCCTTCTATATGTTGGACAACACCTTTTATTGGCTGATTATTCCTTTGAGCAGAAACATATCTATTATGACCATCATCCAAAATATATTTATCTTTCTTAAAATCATATATCAAATCTACTGGAAGTGCTGTTTTTGGATTATAATCTTTCTTAGCTGTATCTAATGCGTTTTTGTAGTCATCTTTCCATTTTATCTCAACTTTATCTGTAGGAATTGTTACAACGCTATCTCGTTCAACTCCCCTAACATCTTTTAATATCTCATCAAATCCTCTTGCTTTAAACTCCTCAGCATTCTTGTACTTCTTCGCACTATTATGCAAA